GCGGCTGGGGTTGGGGCAATATTCGATTGATAGAAAGCGCCGTCAAGAAACGCTCCGGCGAGCTTGCGCGCCATGTTCTCGCACTCAGCTTCGCGGCCAAGGTAAAGCTGTTGCTTGCCATCCCCAGCCACCACTGCAAAGCGGTGAAACATGCTGTCGTGCGAGTGAACCACCTTGTAGCGAGTCAGAGCTATCGCATCAATGTCATCCGCCCCGCTGGTGGTGGCTGAGTCTAGTTTGAAGTGGGTAGTTAACGACATACGATGATAACGGTAGCGCACAGCAAAGCCATGAACGCTACGATAATGAAGTGGAAGTGAGGGCGCATTCTATTTCCTTTAGCGATAGGAGTTTAGGGTCTGCCCGACCCAAGTGGGAGCCTGCTGTCAAGCCCAGCAGGCGAAGCTGTCTGATAATTTTTGCTGTTCCTTTTCGACCCGCATCATCGGGGTCAAGCATAACTATCACAGGCCGGGCAGCAGCAACCAGCCGCACGGCTATCTTGTCGGGCAAGCTGGTGCCCATGATCGACCAAGCCTCGTTCACCATGCCCACCTTCACGGCGGATAGGATGTCCTCAGTCAGCACGATGCAGTCACCACCCCGGCCAAAGCGCGGGGCTATGGTGCCACGCTCCACGGTAGGGTTGATGTACTTCGGCACGTTGGGGTTCAAGCTGCGGGCCTGCCAATAGACAAGCTCCCCGTTCTCGAACACAGGCATCACCACCCGCTGGGTGATGGGGTGCCAGTAGAAGCCCAGCCTCTCGATGGCGTCGTTACTCAGGCCCGCCTTGTAAAGCCAGACCCTTGCCGCCTTGGGCCACTGCTGCACGTCCCGCTCTCGCGGTTCGGGTAGCTCAGGCCGAACGACCTCCACGTCAGCAGCCCGGGCAGCAGCCAGCGCAGCGATGCGCTCGGCCAGTGACCGCTCATCCTTGATGAACCCCGGCTCACCGCAGCGAAAGCAATACGCGGTAAGCCCTTCGTCATCCCGGCTCAGGAGCAGGGTGCGCCCCGGCCCACAGTCGTGGTTCGTTCTCAGCCTGCCCCCGAGCTTCACGTTAGCGGCGTGCTTCTCAAAGCTGCGGGGGTCTAACACTTAGATGAAGCAGCCGGGGAAGTTGGCTTTGATGAAGGCGTCGGCCTTGTCGAGGCAGTCAACGTAGCCCGTGCCGTCGATGTTGTACACCTGCGGCTTGGCTTCGAGGCCCACCGTGAGGGCTTGGCTACGGCTCAGGTGCAGCCCAATACGGGTGGTGTTCCGAGAGAGCGGGGACTGGGGCAGGTCTTGGAAGAAATGCGCAATGCGATTGGGGACACCGTCGAGGCCCATGTTTAACTCCTTGTTGTTGAGGGACAGAGAAGGGGCCGAAGCCCCAGCGATTAGGCGTTGCCGATGTCGTTCAGGATGTCGTCGGCGCTGGGTTCACCGGCCTGCTCGGGCTGGCTGTCCGTGTCGTCGCTGGCCGTGCCGTCAGCACGCACCACCGAACCGGGCAGTGCCGTGTACAGTTCAGCCTCGAAGCCTTCACCCACGCTGATGCGGTAGGCTTCGACCTTGCCGTCTTCCTTGTTCTTGACAGCAGCGACCACGCCCACCAGTTGCTTGCGGGTCGGGCCACGGCCAGCGTTGAAGGTGATGCTCTCGCCCACCGAGTACACACGGCTGTCCACCACCACCTGCTCGGGCAGGGTAGGAATCAACTCGTTCAGTTCATTGATGCGGGTCGTGGCAATGGCGATCTGCTCACGGGCCTTCTCGATGCGAGCTTCGGCCAAGCTGATCTGGTAGTACGCAGCCTTGCGGGTCACGATGGCAGCAGCAGCGGCGACTTCGGTGGAGGTGGTGTTGATTGCGTCGGTCATGGTGTAGTCCTTAAAGATGGTTGTTTGGAGAAAAGCCTCCCGGTAACCCCCTCTGTGAAGGGGCTACGAGTAGGGTTTACAGGTTGGCGTCCAGTTGACGGCGGGTGATGAGCACCGCCTGCTCCCCGTTGCTGCGAAGCTCGCGGTGCAAGGCGTAGAAACTCAGCGGCGCTGTCTTGTTGTGGGTCATGGCCTGCACGATGGTCACCGGCTCTGCGATGAGGTTGCCGTTAGGCTCCACCCAGTTACCACCAACGGCGTAGTACACCGTGCAGCCCCCGCACTCCTCGGCTATCCGCTTGGCATGGTCAGCCTTATAGACAGCGTTCGGAATGTAGATGGTGTGTTCCCAGTAGGGGCGGTACACCCCGTCGAAGTCAATGCCCATACTTGTCTTGCCTTTGCTTGTAAGCGAGGAACTGCATGTACTGGTCGCGGTAGTCCTGCGGCAGGCTCAGGCCCGCCTCACACAGCGCCAGCATACGTTGCAGCAAGTCCTTGAAGTGCCGGGGTAGGTCGGTGTGCAGCAGTTCACCCCGAATGATGGAGGCTGCTGCGTCGTAGGCGGATTGCATGGGGTTCATGCTACCCACCCACGGCTCACTGCCTTTTCCACGTACTGGTCGTGGGCCTCGAACAGGACAGCCTCGGCAATGTCCAGCTTGTCCACCTGCTGGCGCTCGGCCTCGTCAAGGGCCAATCGTGCGGCCTTGGCTTTGGCATTGACGGCGTTCACCTCAAGGATGCGCTTGCGCTCCAGATCGTAGAAGGCAAGGCGCAGCTTGTTCAGCTTGTCCTCGGCCTTGCGATGCTCGTTGTTGATGACGGCCAGCTTATGCAGTTCCAGCTTCTCCTGCAAGCGGTCGCTGGTGTAGATGATCTTGCGCAGGCCGTCCTCAATCAGTTCGAGGGTGGCGATGGCGATGTTGGCGATGGCAGTCGTGTTCATGCTGTGATTCCTAGTGAGTTGTTGAGCTTGCGGGTTAACGCAGATGCTTGGGAGCATTGAGGGTTCACATGTGCCCAAGGGTCAGTGAGTACGGGGATGTCCCCCCGCATCATGATGTTGAAGCGGTGTATGTCCCACCCCATTTCGTCAGACGGTTGGCGGTCAGCCAGCCAGTCACGGAAAGCAACCAGACCATCCCAGCTAGGGTGGTCGTCGTAGTTAGGGTACGTGTCGTACTCTGGGTTGTACCGCCCGTCGCCAGTCTCGAAGAACTCGTTGAAGAACATGGCCCAGCCCATGCCTTCTTCATCCGGCATTTCATCCAGCATATCCATGACGTACACGCTGCGCTTGGAATCATGGATAATCTCCTTGATGTGTGGCAGGAAGTCCTGTTTACCGTGCTCACGCTGGTACTCGGCGCACAGTTGTGCCCATCCAGCGTAACCATCAGAGGCTTCCTTGCGAAAGCCACCGGAGTACGCCTTGCGGTATCCCCCAAAGGTGGCTAGGCACAGCTTGTACACGGTGTCGGGCGTCTTCTTGTGGGAGTACACGCTACCGAAGTAGCCCCCACCCAAGCGCAGGAATCCAAAACGTGAAGGGTCGTCGGTCATGGTCAGCAGGCGGGCAAGTACCCGCTCAGGCTGGGTCGAGGCGAAGCTGCCACTCTTGGCAAGGCCGCGAAGCCATGCCACGTCAGATTGATAATCCACAGGGTTCTCCTTTATCGAGTGTCAATAGCACTCACCAAAGCCCTCGGTTAGAGGGCAATGGTCAGGGTTATAGGTCTTTAATGTAGCGGTAGAAACCCCACCGGTAGTCCCACCGATCAGTGTTTATCAGGTACAGGCGGCGAGGGTTAGAGACTGTGCCCTTCCCTAACACCTCAAACTGGCGCATCATGCCAGTAACTGCGCACGCTTGGCGTTCACATCCCGGACAAATTCCTCGGCGGCGAACGTAGGCTCAGGGTGCCCACCTTCCACGGCGGCGAGGTAGCCCTTCTGCCACAGGCGCAGTTCACGGTACGCGGCCTTGGTCTTGTTGTCGGCGGGCTGGGTTTCGTCGAAGTACACGGCGTCCTTGTGTTCGCTCATGCTCGGGCACCTGCCGAAGGGTAGCCACCGTGGGTGGGCTTGTAGGCCGCAGACATAGTGCGGAAGATGTGGGACGCCACCCGCTCGGCGGGCAGGTTACGGTCGCTCGTCGTCTTGGGCTGGGCAGCTTGCTCGGCAAACACCGGGCCAAGGCGGCGGGACAGGTCAGCTTTATAGGAACGCATGGTTTCTCCTTGAAGTGCAAACAGCATCGGATGATGCCTCAAAGGCGCACTGGCTAACCCTCATTGCAAGGGCTAGGCGGTGAGTCTTAATCCTTGTGGACAATCATGGCGATGACGCAAGCGGCCACCAGCACACAGGGCACAAGGAACGGGATAAGGTCAAAGGCGGGTGCCATCACAGCACCAGACACCAAGCCACCACCATAGGCAGCAGAATCAGGGCGCACAGCAGGCCCTTAGCCACCGGGTTAAGGTGGGCGGCTTTCCGGCCAGCGTGGGCCGCAAGGTGGGCACCAAGAACCCCGATCATTGCAGGTTCTCCCAGTTGCGGCGGGCTTGGCGATACACCTTGAGGCGAATCGCGGCCACTTCCTCGAACTGGGTGGTGTTGCCAATCTGGCCCTTGCGGCGCATTTCCGTGGCGTTGATAAGGTCATCCGTGGCGTCGGCCAAAGCCTCAGACGCCTTGAGGTACTCGGCCATAGCCAGCACCAATTGTGGGTTCAGCATACATGCTCCAGTTAACTAGCAAAACGCTAGCCTAAGCCCTACACGTAGGGCAAAGGTTAGGGCTTTAGGCGATAGAGTTCAGGGGTTCTTCCTCGGTCGTGGCGGGTTCAGCTTGGGCCTTCACCGGACGGGTGGGCACATCGGCGTCAGACACACCAGCAAGGGCGGCCAAAGCGTGGGCCTGTTCAGCCGTCATGGTCGTGGTTTCAGCTTCGCCGTACTTCTTGAGGGCTTGCTTCACGAACTTCTGGAAGTCGAACACGTCGGCGGGCTTGGCATCGAGCTTGCACTCATACCACATTTTAGCCTTGCCACCTTCAACGTCCGTAACCTTGTCGCGGCTATGGATAAAGGGCTGGTCTTTGGCGGTGGCCTTGTTCTCATTGGGCACCACTGCGCAGAAGGCCAGCAGCCACTCAGTCAGCGCAGCCTTACGGGCACCCTTGGGCATACCCAGATACAGGCGGTTCACCAGCTTGGTGTCGCTGTGCTCGCTGTAGTGCTCCAGCACATCCACGGCGGTGCCTTGAATGAAGGCGTCGAGCTTTGCCCCTGCCTTCGTGATGAGGGCAATTTGCTTGTCAATTTGGGCGGTAGTCTTGGACATAGTGGTCTTTCATGTTAACGATGCAAGGCGCATCCCATACCCCTCGAAAAAGGGTAGGAGCTGAGTCTTAAACCTTCACATACCCGCCGTTACGGTTATGCCACTGGCTACCAGTGACAGCCCCAATTCTGGCGTTACGTGCTTCGGAGCTTGTGTCAAAGGCAAGCGCCCTGACCTTATCGGCCTTGCGGCCTGCCCGCTTTACAGCTTCTTTCATGGTGATTTTCTTCATGGCGTTAGCTCTCCTGTTTTTGTAGTGTAAGAAGCCAGACGTGTCTAGCCCCTTACATTACAAGTTAGTTTAACCCACTGCATCACCGTGGACGTGGGTGTCTCCCCACGCTCGGACACTTTAACGGTGTGTCCTCAGCACCTGACATTTAACTTGCCCTTCAGCACGCGCTTTATATGCGCTGTATCATTAGGCAGAACGTGGCGATAGCGTCCAATTTAATGGTGCCCTTCTACCTCATTCAACCGGCCAGACTCAGCCGTTAGGTCTATTGTAGCACCGTTAGGCGCTACTGTCAACCCCTATTTTCAACCCCTATTGGGTTAGGCATAAGTGCCCTAAGTTAGGTTGATTGTAGCACAGTTTCCTGTCCTGTCAACCCCTATTTTCTAGCCCGTTAGGGTTAAGGCATTGGGTGCCTGTCTGGTTGATTGTAGCAGGGTTTCCCGTGCCTGTCAACCGTAGCATTTAGCCGTTAGGCTAGGCGCTTTGCCTGTCTGCATTGTAGCACAGTTTCCAGACCCTTACAAGCTAGCGAATCAATTGATTCTATAGGTGCCCGCTGTATCTGTAGGGCTTGCTGGCCGTTAGTATCAACGCGGGCCACCTTTTAACGCTTGCAATAGTGGGGCTTGTCGCCGTCCTGTCTTGCATGGCTTGAATCATAGCACACTGTCTATGACCCTTGCAATAGTAGGGTTTCTTGTCCTACTGTGCCGCCTGTCTGGTTCCCTTTTGGGTTCCTGTCTAGGTGGCATGGACTGGATTCTATACGGTATCTAATACTCTAGTCAATAGTGTGGTTATTGTCTGGGTCTATCTTATGGTTCCTGTCTGGGTTCCTATTAGATAGCTATTAGGTGTGGGTCTATAGGTGGCCCGTGTGGGTTCCTGTCTAGTTCCTATGGGTTCCTGTCTGGGTTCCTATTGTGTGGGTTCCTGCCAATGTTCTATTGCATTGGGTACATAAGAGCCAGACCGAAACATGGGGTGTAGGTTTCAGTCTGGGTTAGCGTTGGCTATGTCATAATATGGACAGGATGCAAAGCCCCATCGTTAGGGCTATCGTTTAGGCCCGCTTAGGTGGCCCGCTATGATGCGACAAAAGAGACAGGCCCGGCCCGCACCCGTCAGCGTTAAGCCCCACGATAAAAGCCGCACAGTGCCGAAAAGTGTGATACAATAGCGGCAAGCAAACGGGAAAGGCCCAGCAAGGCCCGTCACGCGCCCCACAAGGCCCGCAAACTGGCCCGCCATAGCAGCGCAAGGCCCGCGCAGTGCAGGCCCGCCACGGCCCGGAAAAGCGCCCGCATGGTGCAGCGCGCAGCGCGCGGCCCGCCGACCCCCTATGGGGGCAGTGCAGGCTGGGATTGGTCGGACTGCCCACTCCGTAAGCGCTACCCAAATTTGACTTTGGGTTTCTCACGCTACTTAGTCGGGTCTTCTGAGGCCCACTCACGCAGGCTCGTCTTGTCGTCATCGCAGGCGTCTAAGGCCCGGCCTAGCTCTACGCTAAGGGTTACCAAATCCTCGTTGGTACGGACATCGACGATGGGCTTAGGGCAGGGCAGTAGGAGCTGGGCTGGCGGGTACGTCTTTAGGTACAAGACCTGCGGAGGAGAGGGCGCTGCGCACGCTGTCAGGAACAGGAGCACCAGCCCACTCAGGGTTAGCCTTAACGGCGTCTTTGACTTCACGATCTACCTTCTTGATGGTTGGTTTACGGGCCTCGGCCTTAGCCACGCGGGCTAGGAGGACTTTCTCGTCCGCCTTGGCCTGTGCGATTACAGCCTCTCTGGCGCGTTTTTCGTCCTCGTAGCTACGCTGGTATTGCGCGGCTTGCGTTCGGGCCGCCTTGGCCGCATTTTGGCCCTGCCAGCCCCATAGGCCGGTCAGTGCCAAAGCCGCCAGCAGGATTGCCAGCAGGTATTTCATGGTCAGTACCCCGTGATGGCCGTGCGCAGGCGCTGGCCGAAGTCGATACTCAGGTCGTGCATATGCGCAGCCTTGAGGTGAAGCCAATCGACTTCCTGAGAGGTGGTGTACGACAGGTTATTCTGGTTGATGTAACGCAGGCCCATGTCGCCAGCGACTGCTACGACCTGCGGGAGAATCCCCTCGGTCACTAGTCGCTGGCTGGTAGCCGTCCACTCCCACCCCGCTGCGCCGCTGGCGTTAACCGGGAGGTTGGGGGGCACCCACAGGATAACCTTCTTCCCAGCAGCCTGTGCCGCCGTGGCGGCAGTACGCAGGTCGGCCCCGAATGTCGTCTCGAAGTGGTAGCGGCGTTCGCCAAAGCTGCCGAATACAGAGTCCGGGTAGTTCTGGGTGTGTTCCAGCACATCGTTGATACCGTACCTTAGCACGACGTAACCGCTAAGGTCGGCTGTAAACTGGTTCTGGATTGCGGCGCCAGCGCCTACGTTTAACCAGTTACCCGTGTTGGACACGGCCTCGCGGAGGGAGGTACCACCGGCCGACCTGCAAGCGACGATGGCGTCAGTTCCGCCAAGGCCAAGAGAGAAGCTGGAGGCTGGGGAGTACACCACGCCCTCAGCGGCGGCGTAAGTCTGTACGGAGTAGCTGTCCCCGTACACAGTGATTGTCTTTGGCGAAGTCTGGATAGTCATTCTAATTCCTTTTGGTGTTAATGGGTAGCTCGCTAATGCAGAGGTTGTACTCAGCATACCGGCGTTCCCAGAGTCCTCGGGAGGGCTTGCCCCCAGAGTAGTAGTATTGCAGGAGGCCCATACAGGCACCCCAGCGGTCGTCTTTGATGTAGCGTCCGTGGACAGCGTTGGTGCCCTCGAAGCGCCCAGTGTTGTAGGCGAAGGAGCAGTACGCATCCAGCTCACCTTGGGTCTTAGGCCAAGGCTTGATGAGCGCGCAGTGCGTCGCAACGTCTTCCTTGAACCACTCGTCACACTGGGCTTGTGTAGCCGTCATCCCTTGCTTCACGCCCTTGGTATGGCCGTAGCAGATAGTCGCCTTACCCCACCCAAGATACGGGTCAGGATACGCCTTGTAGCGCACCCCTTCCGTGGTCTTGTAGGTAGGGCCAGTCCCTTCGTGCTTCTTCATGTCGTCCAGCGCGAGAGGGGACATGGCGAGGACAGCCCCAGCGACGACCGCCGCAGCTTTGCGGAGGTCTGCCATGCTTAGGCCACCGTGATGACGGAGGTGCCGGTCTTGGTGGAGTCATCCTGCGAGGTTGCAGTGATGGTAGCCGTGCCCACCTTGAGGCGCTTGACCAGACCACGGACATCCACGGTAGCCACGGTGCTATCCGAGCTAGACCACGTGACCTTCTTGCCGGTAGCTCCAGCAGGGGCGATGGTGGCAGTCAGTTGCACGGTCGAGCCGACAGCGCCGGTACTCGTAGCAGGGCCAACAGTCACGCCGGTCACGGCAACGCGCACGTACTTCTGGGCTTCGGTAGCGCAGGCCGTGAAGAACGTGGCAAGCTGGGCAGCATGGCCCGTAGAGCCGGTGTAATCGGACACCACGGCGAGGTAGTTGATGGCCTTAACGGCCTCCCCGCGCAGGCTCTTGCCGGAAGGGATGATGCCGGGGGTAACGAGGTCTTCGATTCGCATGAGAATTATCTCCGATATTTGGTGAACATTGAATTACCACGGCGCGCTGGCGCATCGTAGCGGGTCTTGCCCAGTGGGTCTTTAATCATTTCAGCGTGGGCGCGGACGCGCTCCTGCTGGAGTTGATGCTCTTGGTCGATGGCTAGGCGTGCCTGCCAGTACCGAACGGCCCCTTCGATGGAGTCCAAGCGGTCGTCGTGGACGAGGGAGCCTCGCTCCGGGGTGATCTTCGACATCTGGTGGAAGGCCGAATAGACCTGCCTGTCCTTGGGAGCATATCGCCCGCAGTCCAGATTGTCTTGGTTCACCGCGTTCTCCGTCACAATCAGCGCCCCACGGCCCATGACAGGCTCAAGGGTTCCGATGATTCGCTTCTCCTTCTGGCCGGTAACGAGGTCGTCTTCCACTACGGCCTTATGATGCACGTGTAGGACAGGCACAAAGACTTCGCGGAAGGCACCGAAGCCCATGTTCTTCTCGATCACAACGACACCCGGCGTGTGGCGGGCTAGTCGTTTAGCGAGAGTTTCCATCTGCTCCTTACCGTATCCGCCCGGGATGCCGCCTACCTCAAGGAGGTACACGTTACCGTTCAGGAAGGCTGTGACAGCGTAGCCTGTCTCGTCACCGTTCACACCCCCGCCAGCGGGGTCAACGTAGGCCATGACGGCGCTCCAAGTTGCGGTTTCCACAGACATGCTGTGGGGTGGCCGGAGCTTGAAGCCGAAGCCGTGGACGTTGAAGTCACGCAGGGAGCGTTCGTCCATACCACGGGTAATCGTCAATGGGCCACGGTCTGTGGCGTCGATGATGGTGAGAGCGGAAGGCTTGAGCGGGAAGCGCAGAGCGTCGGCCAGCTTGGTGTTCAGCATGTGCTGCAACTGGAACCACGACAGACCCTGATCTAGCTCCTTCTTCTGGAGGTTAAGCTCGTCCAGCCACCCGGTGCCTTCTTCTTCGATAGGCTTGCCTTGGTCACCACCCATACCACCGCCCATCCCGAGGGAAGGGTCAGCCGCCAGACGGCGGGCAAGGATAGGCGCTAGCTCGTTACCGTAGTTGGACATTTGCTCGGGTGTTGGATAACGGCCCGGCCACACGCGAACCACCACACCCCGGCCCGGAAGGCTAGCGTAGATGGATTCCTGTGACTGAGGCGTTCCCAACCAGATGATGCGACCCGTTGAGCAGATCGAGGTGAAGTCAAGCGTAAGCTCCATGAGTTGCGCACGCATGGTGGCAGTCTGGGAGTTCTTCTTGGATTCAACGTCGTCAGCCAGAATCAGGTCGGCACGGTTACCCTGCAAGTTGGCGGTGATACCGAGGCACTTAACGGATGGGGACTTGTCCACACCCTTGAGGTTGTAGTGAACGTCGAAGTGCTCCACGGAGGAGCGGTCGCCGTTGTTCGTGTCCGGGCGCATACACTCCAACTCATCCATGTTCATTATGATTCGGATGATGAGGATGGCGATGTCAGATGCCTGCCCACCACCAGCGGACACGATGAAGACCCGGAACTTCGGGTCATGGATTAGGCACCACACCGCGTAGGCTGCGGCAATGGTGGTCTTGGCTTGGCCCCGCTGGGCCTTGACCATTAGGTAGTGTGGCCCGTAGGCGATGAACTGCGCGATGTCCCGCTGGATAGCAGAGCACCGGAACCCCAGCAGTTCCATCACCGCTTCAAGGAAGGGGAGGAACTCGGAGTAGTGCTGCTGGACGGCATGGAGCTTGCGCAGGCGCAGGAGTGCTGCGGCAGCGGATTCCTGTGCCATCAGTGACGAGGCATATCAAGGTGATCGGCCAAGGTAGGGCGCTGCTTGCGCTTCTCCTCCATCTTCTTCTTGAGCATGGCAAGGGCGTCATTCTCCTCAACGTCAGCGGTGATGCTGTTCGCCTTGAGGAAGGCCACCACCACTGAATACTCAGCGGCAGTGGGCTTACGGGTAAGGGTGGTCACGTTACCGTCCCCGTCAACCTTCTCCACGGGGATGCCGTTGGTGAGGATGTCGAGGAACTGTTCCGCGAGGGCCTTGTGAATCAGGCCAAGTGTGTCGTTATCAGCGGCCACGGTGTTCCTTCCAGATACGCCACAGCTTGTAGGCAAGCAGCAGCGCGATGTATGAGAAGTTCAGGATGATGACCCACTGGGCCAGCGGGATACCGGCCAGCAGCATCGTGTTGATGCTCACCGGAGGTGTTGCCTGCACCAAGTCGGTGAGCGTGTCGTTCATGATTTAGCCTTTATGGATGCCAGAGGGGTCGAGAGGGTCGAGGAGATTCACGCGAAGCCAGAGGGCTGTGCGCTGTCGCCAAGAGCTTTCCGCATTGCTGATACGCCATAGGCGACCAGACACGGTAAGCTCCCGGGGAAGCTCCAGAAAGATGAGGGTGCAGAGGGTGACGTTGACCAGTAGGTCAATCGCCAGCCCCACCACGAGCGCCGGGTAACCCAAGGCCCGGATGGGCCAAGGGAGCGTGCCGCTATAGCGGTCACGGGCAGACACGAGGGCCATCACTACTGCGTAGAGATACCACAGGAGGAGAGGGGAGAGGGCTAGGACAAGAAGCATGGTCTTTCTAAAGTTATGAAGTGCGCAGCCACATCGTCTTCGCACTGGGGGATGCTGGGTCAGTAGACCCAACGCAGTATCCTAGACACGTCCACACCCCTAGGAAGGGCGTTGTGCCTTGGTGGGAAACGGGGGAAGCTGGGAGTAGCTCGTCCCCCCCTGCGATGTCCCCGTACCCACGAGCTACGCCTTGGGTGTTAAAGTGGGCAAATGCAAGAGTCCCAATCTTCCCGCTGTGGGCCACCACGGAGGTTACCACGGAGCCTAGAGACGACCCGTCCACCTGCGCAATAAGACGCCCATCGGCACCATGCCAGCCTATGTACACCACGTTGTTCGTCACGCCAGATACTGTAGGCCACGCGTTAAGGACAAGCCCACCGCGTGCTGAGTTGAAGTTAACCGCCACGGTTGGGGTCGCGGACGGGTTCGCCACCGTCGGAACAACCGTGGTGCCCGTGAACGTCTTCGCCCCCGTGATAGTTTCTGTACCACTTAGGTGGACTAGATCATTAGGGTTAATGCTCGCCGCAGATGATGCAGCTTGTGCTGCACTGGTCGCGGCATTCTGGGCGCTGGTGTTGGCCTCACTCGCCTTGTTCGTGGCCGTGGTGGCCGACGAGCTAGCTGCGCTAGCACTGGTGCCCGCGTTAGTGGCGCTGGATACTGCGGAGTCTCGCGCTGTCCCTGCGGACGTGGCAGAGCCAGCCGCAGCCGTTGCCGAGTTAGCCGACTGGGTGGCGCTAGTGGCCGCACTCAGGGCGCTTTCAGCCGCCTCGTTCTTGGATGTCAGGGCTGACGCTGTATTATCCGCCACTTGCTGGGCTGTACTGGAAGCAGCAGCCGCAGAAGCCGCCGCGTTGGAAGCGGAGGTAGCCACGGCAGCCTGCGCATCCGAGGCCGTGGTGGCGCTCGCAGCCGCCGCCGTGGCGCTGTTACCCGCGTTGGTGGCGTGGGTGCTGGCGGAGTTGCGGTAGCCCAAGGCTTCGCTGGCACTGGTCGCTGCATTGAACGCAGCCGTGTCGGATAGGTTCTTGTTGTTCAGGGCGATGTACGCGTCACCAGCAGCAGAGAGAGCACTGTCGTTGGCGTTGGACGCGGACAGGCTAGCGGCATCGGATGAGGCCACAGCCGTGTTCTTGGCAGCCACCGCTTGGTCACGGGCCACACCCGCAGACGCGGAGAAGTCAGCAACCTGTTGGATGACCCCGGCCAGACCGGCAGGAGACACGGCATCGGCACCTTCGGCAGCGATGAACGAGCCTTGGCGGGTAGCGGTGTCGAGGTTGGACTCGGTGAAGCGGGAACCGTTAACGAAGTCCACGATGGGAGACTTAGGCGTGTCCCGGTAGATGACGAGGGTGGAGCCTACGGGCACGGTGGGGATACCACCAATCGTGTAGGGGCCGAGGAAGTTGCCCGAGCTAAGGGTAATCGGGGTCTGAACAAGGTCAGCGCCCTCAATGTACGCCTTAACGTGGGTGCGGTCAAGGTAACCACCCACAAACGAAATCTCGTACTGGGTAGTCATACCGTCCCCGGGGAAGCGGTTGGTTGCGTAGAGCATTGCTCTCCTTTGGGTTAGATAGAAGTTCTATGTCATAATATGGACAGGATAGCCCACCCCTTGCGGGGCGGGTATCTTGCGGTTACTCTGGGCGGAGGGTGTTCATGATTGGGGTCAACCAAGGCACGTTGCTCAGAGGTAAGGTTTGCGCGATGGCGAAGGGGTTACCTTTACCGACAGCGCCGGGGATGCCAAGTAGCTCATCCCCGTAGCCCAGCAGCGGGACAATGCCCGCGAGGGTGGGTGCCCGGCCAGTCCGGGTCGTACCCGTGAAGGAGGCAGCAGCTTCGGGGGCTACCGCCTGAGCCGTGCCCGAGAGCACGTCCATCAGGTCACCGGCCATACCGGCCATGCTAACGTAGTTCAGCGCAGCCCGGGCCAGCGCGTAAGGCGTAGTCATCTTCTCGATGTACTCGTCCCGGTCAGGACGGCCTGCGGCGTTGAGGGCTACCCGTGCGTACACCAGCGGCAGGATTGCCCCGGTAGAAGCCAGCAGCATCAGGGATGCTACGACCGCTCCACGGTTACCGCGCTGACGGCCCCACTGCTTCTCCGCTGCAAGCAGGGGGAAGTTACGGAACTGGGACAGCACCTTGCCAACGCCGGAGTGTTGCCACTTACCCTTCTCACCCACGAACGAGTCCTGAATGAGTTGGGCACTGCCACGATGCACAGCCGTGATGAACTTGGCGGCAGCTTCCTTGTTCGTCGCCTTACGCAGATCGAACTTGGCTACACCACCGTTAGGCCCCCACGTTACCATGTTCGGCAGGTCAGCCTTGAGGGCCGCTACCGTAGCATCATCGAAGCCCATGTCCCGCAGGGCGATACTCTCGCCGCCGTCCCGGATGTACCGGATAGCCTTGAGGGTGATCTGCTCTGCCACGCCCCGGGTCTGCACGGCATGGATGAGGCGGTGTGCCGAAATGGAGGACAGGCCGAAGGAGGCCGCCCGGAGCAGGCGAGTGCCCGCCCCCACACCCGACGTACCGTAGCCGTCGTACACGGCAGCGGGGTTGTCGTACAGGGTTACCATCTTGTAGTTAGTCAGGCCGAACTCGCCGCCTCCATCAGGCAGTTCGATTGATTCCAAGATGCTGTTGTTTACCTTCTCGCCACGGGCCAGAGCGTGAATCTCTGCGCGCAGGCGCGGGGCCGAAGCCATAGCCTTGAGGGTGCCGTCGATACCGATACCCGTAGCCGTGTTGATGTACTCACCCAACTGCGTGATACCCATGCCACCGAGGTTAGCGGTAGCGTTGGCGGTCAGCGCACCGTCCAGCCATGCAGGCGAGGCATCCCCGAAAGGACGGCCAAGAATCTCTGCGCTGATCTGGTCGAAGGCTTCCATCTCTGCCAAGCGGGCCTTGGGGTCGCCCGTGCCAGAGGCCCGGAACTCCAGAGCGCGGCGGACAGTCTCCATCCCAGCGCTCCCCGCGATTCCGTTACCCATCAGGGCCACCTCACCACTTGCCTTACGGGCCTGCTTGCGCAGGAGGTCGATAGGGTCAGTGTTGAAGATGTCCAGCAGGCGCACGGTGTTACCCTTGCTGTCCGTGAATTGCTCGCTCAGATCGAGCTTCAAGCGCTTCTTGGTGTGGCTCGGGGCACCCGCACTCAGGCGACCAGCGAAGGCTTCCACTTCGTCCTTGGTCAGCCCTGCCGCCTTCATGGCCTGACGCACGTAGTCTGCTGCGCCGGGGTCACGGATGTTCGCGGGAATCTCGCCGCCGCCCAAGGCGTTCGTGCGGGCGTGGCTCAGGTACATGCCTGCCACCTTGTCCGCGAAGGCGTCGTCCATCTTCTCGATAGTCTTCAACTGCTTGACCAACGTGGCCTTGAAGGCTCGCTCAATCGCAGGGTCGTTGGCTACCGTGGCGAGGTACTTCTTAGCGTCGATGCTGTGGGGCATGTACCCACGGCTAGTCTCAGGCAGGTTGGCCCAGCCCGGGGTCTTTTCTTCGATCTGCGCCAGACGCATACGCTCGAAGCTCGTCGTCAGCGCGTCAGCAGCGCGGGCCACCGACACGTCCGCTGTGGACGCATGGCCCCACAGGCGGGCCTCTTGCTCCAGCATCACGGCACGGTTGAACTCGTTGCGGAGGTCGCCCTTGAACATGTCGTTAACTGCACCCTTCACTCGGCCTGCACGTTGGTTCCGCCACACGCTGTAGTTCTGGTTGAACAGGATGATACCGTTCCCCACGAACTCCCGGTTCAGGGTGTGGGCACGGATAGCCACCGTTTGGCGGCGACCCGACGCACCCTGCGCGTGTTCCAGCACCGTGCCTGCTACCATGCGGGCCAGCGGGGAGTCGCTGGATGCAAGGATAGAGCCGGGGGTGGCTAGGTTGAACAGGCTGTTGTTCATGATCGTCTTGACCTTGTTGGCGTCCGTGGGGTTAGCTGCGTCCCAAGCCTCAGCCTTGCGCAGCAGTTCCCGGATAACCTTCTTCTCAGCACGCTCACGGGGAGTGTTCGCTGGCAGGTTGTCCAGACCGTACTTGATGTCGATAGGGTCAACAGGTTGGGCCTTCGCTTGCGCTGGGGCCTGCACTGCTTGGCTGGCAGCAGGGGCCTTGGCCGTAGCCTTGGGTTCCTGCACCTGCTTACGCAGCACGTCCGTAAAGAACTTCTCGAATCCTTCCGAGGGCTTGATGAGGCCCTTCTCCTTAGCGACCTTGAACACGTCCAGCAGGGACTTCACCAGCTCCTTGAGCTTAACGGTCATCTGCTGCGTCAGGGTCAGGCCAGTGTTCAGGTCACCCGTGATGTGGCTTTCCACGTACTTCACGAACTGCTCTGCGCCGTACTCGTCGAACTGCTTGAGGTACTGGATGTGCTTCAAGCCGGCAGCACCCGGCAGGGCATCCCGCAGGGCCTTACCGAGACTACCCTCAATGGCGTCACCCAGCAGCGCCCCACCCGTGATAGTGGCAGGCTTGGCGTGGGTCAGACCGAAGCGGCGCATGGCTGCGTCAGTGGCCTTGCCCGGGGCGTTCAGTTGCTTGCTCCACTTGGTCACTTCGGCAATCATTGCGCGGGCCACCTCGGGGGAGGCGGTGCGAATGCGGTGGTGCAGGACAAGGTGCCCGAACTCATGGGCGAGGACGCTCATGTTATCGAGGCGGGCCAGCGTGATACCGGCGTGGTTCGGCCCGAAGATTGCAGCCTCACCGTCAGCACCCGTGCCGCGCCCGCGGTTGAACGTGATGCTCAACTCAGGCAGGAACTGCTGGCGCAGTTGCTCGATGGCCTTGATGGCATGGCCGTTAGCAAGTCGGGGGTCAGCCCCCGCGTCGAGGTGCGTGCCCGGGCCAGTGGCGAGGATGGTTTCCTTCGGGGTGGTGTAACCCCACTCCTTGAGGGCCTGATCGTCCAGTGCCAACTGCTGGCCTTCCAGCGTACCCTCACGGGCAGCGGTAGCCCCAGCCGCTTCGAGTTCATCGAGGTGGGCAGTGGGGGACTTGAACTCCGTGTCGATGGCTGGGAAGTCCATACGCGAGGGAGGAACAACTATACCGTCACCGGCCTTGTTGTGGTCACCCAGCTTCTTGCCCTCAGCCTTCACAGCGTCCCGTACCTTGCGGCCATACGCCCGCGCAGCCGCCTCGTCCAGCCCCGTGTGCGTTTGCACAAAGGCCAGCAGGTCGGCGTCACGCTTGGACAGCTTACCCGTAGTGCCGATGGCGTAGGCTGCACGGTCGAGGTCATTCGCAAACGTGAGTTCGCGCTGGCCGTAGCGGGGTGCAATCTTGCTCAGGTCGGCAGGCAGGACAGGCTCAGGAGCAGGCCCAGCCGGGGCCACAGCGACCTCGGGGGCAGCGGCAGGCAAAGGTGTGCCCGTCACTTCTGGCTGCGCCACAGGGGCCGTGGTGGCCTCTGCTGCGTCCAGTTCCATCTGCTTGAGTTCGGCATCGTCCAAGGCAGGCGCGTCGATGCGGTCACCCTCGGCGCTAGGCCGGGAGCGTGCAGCGGCGTCCGCAGCCAAGGCGTCGTGCTCCAGCTTGGTGGCAAGTGCCGACAGTTCAGCGCCCGTTGCGTCAGGGCCAAGCTGCTCCACAGCGCGGTCGAGGTGAACCTTCTGGCGTTCGATGCCTTCCCGCAACATGCGGTTGTGCAGGCCGATGGTAGACGCCTTGCTGATTCCCCGTGCGCCCATTGCGAACGGCAGCAGGCCAGTGGCCGCGCTAATCGCGTAGTCCTGCACGGAGCGGTGTGCCCCGATAGCTTGCTCGGCTGCGTCGTAGGCTACGTTAGCGACCACGTTCTCAGCCAGCATGGAGCCTAGCGCAGCACCGGCACGGCCTTGAGCGGCCAGAGCGTAGGAGCCATAGCCCGCAGCAGCGAAAGCCTTGGTAGCAGCCAGCCCCGTGGCCCACGTCATAGGGTCGAGAGAGCCACCGATGAACAGGGCACCCAGTTGGCCTGCCGTACCAGTACGGTTCAGCACCGTGTTGTTGGCGCGGTCTTCGCTGATCTGGAACTTGCGGTTCTGGAAGTCGTCCCAGTTGTTGGCCTCAAGCAGGATGTCCCGCTCGTCGTCGTTGAACCCAGCCAGCTCGTCCAGACCCTTCTCTTGCAGGTGTTGCAGGAAAGCGGGGTCGTCATCACGGGGCACGTCCGAGAACGTCTGCATGATGAAGTTGAACTTCGGCTGCATGGTCTTCTGGTAAGCGGCCTTGACCAGACTGTCCTGCTCGGAGTACAGGCTACCGAAGAAGGGGGTGTCTTGGCGCAGCTTCTCAGCGGCTACGTCCTTGGCGTTCTGCTCTGCGATGACAGCATGCATCAACGTGCTAACGTCAGGGCCAAGTGTTTCGATGGAGCGGGGAGGCACCACGGGAGCAGCCTTGCCCGCCTTGGCGGTAGCGCCGTCAGCGAAGGCACGCTCCACGTCCACACCGCGAACGTCCATGAGTTCTTCGATGCTGCGGTCGTCCTTCGGCGCAGCCTTGCGGGCCGTGTCGATAGCGGGGGCATCCACGCCCAGAACCTTCTGGAGGTAGTCCTTGGTCTTAGGCCCCCAGTTGGCTTGGTTCGTGCCACCGTGGTAGGCCATCACGGCCTTGGCGTCGTCCCCGTAGCGTTGGCGGTTCTCCTGCATCAGGGTCGCCGCACCCACCAAGGACTCCGTGAAGTCGAAGCGGTCGAGAGGTTTACCGATGCGCTTGCTGATGGTTTCGTTGGTAGAGTCCAGAGCTTGGAAGTGCCCCTTGGCCGTACCCCACTTAGTCTCAGGCCCGATCAGGGTAGGGTGTGAACCCCGCCCTGTCTCGGTACGCCAGATTCCATCCATCGTTCCGGGCGCAACCCCTGCGTACTTGTCAGCCCAAGCGAGTTGTTCTGCGCGGGTCATGCCCTTCAATGCTGTAATGTCAACTGGCATATTTAGTCCTTAGTTAGTCAATGGTTCGGAAGTCGCTAGGCCCTCGCGTGTTACCGAAGCGGGGGTTCGAGAGCGCATTTCCGGGTTGTTGTTGAAGGGCCTTGCGGCGGGTAGTCTCAGCTCCTTGGCGTTCTGCTCGTACAGCCGGGGCGAGGCGAATCTTCTTGGCCTGTTCGAGGATGTCCTGCGAGGTGAACTGCAAGATGTAGGGAGTGTCTTCACCCACCTGCACCATAGCTTGGAACACAGCGTTGCCACCAGTGTCGTCGCTCACCCGGTACAGGCGAACGTCATCAGGGGACTTGTCGGTCACCTCCTTGAGCTTGGCTTCAACGGCAGCGTTCAGACCCTGCCCTTGCTCCTTGGCGGTCAGCACAGGCTGGCCCTCCTTGGTTGGGAAGTAGGAATCCAGACGCGGGCGGTTGGGGTCAACGTGCCAAGCGTAGTTCCCGGCAATCTCCCAGCCGTTGGCCCGTGCGTTCGCCAGCGTGCGGGTAGGCACAAGGTCAGCGTTCAGGCTGCGCTTGTTACCCATCCAGTCAGCGGCCATGCCGTTGAGCAGCGCCTGCATGGAGGACTTCGTGAGCTTGTCGCCGCCGAAGAACCACCCGCCCTGATCGACGAGGGCCTTGCGCACAGCCTGCTCTGCCAGCTTGTCCTCGCCCTTGGCGTACTGCACGCCCGTGGTGGCGCGGTGCTTGGCCCGGGCCTCTTGCCATGCGGCATCCCCGTGGGTCAGAGGGTCACGCCCACCAAGGGCTGTGTTGAACTCTGCCATCAGGCGGTCGGTGTCCCCGGGGAAGTACATCGCCACGGCCTCGTGGCCGTTGGCCTTGTTCAGGGCCTTCCACTGGGCGTGCGTGCGCAGGAAGTCGTCGTTCACCCGGTCGGTTGGGCCGGACAGGATGATGCGGGAGAAGTCCTCCTTCAAGAACTTGTTGGGCATCCCGCCCACAGCGTCAGCCGCTAGGATAGCAGCCTTGGCTTCGAGGGTAGGAGCCGCGTCGAACCGTTCCTTGAAGGCCAGTTGCAGGTCGTGGGAATCGTACTTCGCGTTGAGGGCACCCTGTTGGGTTCCGCCCGTGGCGAGGTAGTTCTTGAGGCCCGCCGTGGTCTGCTCGGCAAGGTCGATCTTTGCGGCCTCCTTGGCTGCGTGTTCGTCAGCAGCCTTGAGGTACTGCATCGCGCTCCACTGGTCACTCAGCACCGTGGGCTTGCGCACCACCGGCATGGGGTTACCCGTCAACCGTGTGTTCTCAGCGTTGATGGCGTCGTGTGCAGCCCGCACCTCGTTGGCGGACATCTTGCCCAGCCGGGCCGATGCGCTCACCTTAAAGATTTGGTCTGCGTACAGTTCACCCGCGTCACTCGCCTGCTGGAGGCGGGAGGCACGGATGTACTTGGTCATGACGGCTTGGTCTTCGGGCTTGAGGTCGCCCAAGATGCCGTCCTTCTCCAGTCGGTTGATGACGTGGAAGTTACCCTCAGCCGCCTGCGCTTGCACGAAGGTCTTGAGGGTAGCGCGCTGGCTCTCTGGGTCTTCCCCGGGCTTGAGCACAAGGGCTTGGTACAGACGGCCCACGCGCTCCTCTACTTCTTCCGGCAGCACCGTACCCTCGTCGGCAGCGCCTGCCAACTGCACGCTCACGGCGGCAGCAGACATAGCGGTGTACCGGGCCTTGACGGCTTCCTCCTGTTGGTACTTGTAGTTCTCCCGGGCGTGCCGCTTCATCAGGCCCGGGGCTTCCTTCATGATCTGCATACCCATCATCACGTCGGTCGTGAGGTCGCCCGTCTTGCGGTCGTTCACAGCCTTGTTCAGGTAGGCGGGAATCTGGTCAGGGCTAACCTTGCGCAGTTCCATCATGTCCAGCTCTTGCTGGTTGCCCCAGTCAGCCACCTTGGCGGCAACCGTGTAGGCGCGTGCGCCATCGGCTGCGCCCGAGGGGCCGAAGATGCGGGTAAACCACGGCTGTTCGTTCACGATGTCCGTGAGCGCTTCACCGCTGGCAGCTTGCTGCATACCCCGCAGGAACTGCTCCTGTTTGATCTCGTTCAGCTTCTCCCCGAATGCCTTGTCGGCAAACCCGATCACGGCCTCGAAGGTCTTGTCAGGTGGCGGGGACTGGTAGGTCAAGGCTTGCTGTGAAGCCTGTGGGTTTACGTTCCCAGCGCGGGTGCCCACTGCCTGCTCGTTGGCGCTGGCCTGCGGGGTGCCCGGAGGGGCGAACGAGAACGTGCCGGGGCCGCGTTCCTGTCCACCCGTGCCACGTTCACTGTATCCTTCAAATGCCATGATGGCTCCTTATAAGAACCCGATGCTCGTACCTTGGACGTTGCCTTGGTACACGGGGGATGATGTTGCCCCCGTGGTGTAACCCGAGGAGGACGACTGACTGTACTTCGCGTACAGGTCAGGGATGGCCTTTGCCAAGTTGCTGTTGAGCAGGCTACCCGCGAGGCCCGCGTAGTCCGTGCCCCCCCGCACCTCGGGCATCACGACGGTGTTGTCCACACTGCCGGAGTACACGGTCTGGTCGAGGGAGTTCAGGGCTGACGGCATGATGCCCGCCTGCTGCTTGGCACTGTCGTAGTCAAGGTACTCCTTGGTCTGCTTGGTGGCCTGTCGTTGGCGGGATTGCTGGAGGGCGAGGGTCATCGAGATAGCGTCCGCGCTGGCTCCACCGACCCCCTTGCTGGCGAGGTTGGCGGCGTAAGCTCCAGCGGCCTCGGACTGTTGAATCTGCTGCTCGATAGAGCCACGGACGTGGGCATCCTTGTTGCGGACTATGTTCTGGCTAGCCGCGTCGAACTGCTTACCGGCCACCCGCAGGATGCGGTTGTTGTTGATGGTCTGGATGGCCCTCTGGGTGTTGCTGTTAGCGTTGCTGGTTTCGGTGTTGAGCTTGTTAAGTTCCTTCTGGGACTCAGCAGCCTTCATTGAAGCAGCCGCCTGCGTACTGGCTGTCTTGGATGCGCCCACGGCGCTGGTTGCCGACAACGCCAGCCCGCCCACGGCGAGGGCGGTGCCGATAGTGAAAGTCATGGTTGGGTTCCTTGTAGTAGAAGGTACTCCTCGTTCGTGTTAACGGTCACAGCGGCCCGCACGGCGGCGGGGTCTGTGAGTTCTGTCTCCACGTAGCTGATGAGTACACAATCCGTGATAGCGTACACGGCGCGCTTGGTGCCCGGCCCGTTAATCGAGGCGAACGGGGCTACGGCGTGAACCGGCTCCCCGTCCCCGATAAACAGGCACTCCCCCTTCACCAACGTGATAAGGTTCTTGTGAAGGTGGATAGCCCCGGTGGCGACCACACCAGCCGGGAGCAGAAGCCCCCGCTGGTACACCCCGCCGTCGAAGTGATGGAACTGTTCAAGCTCCACCTGCGGCTGGGCCAGCACAGCGGCTTCGAGGGCCGCGAGCTTGCTTGGGCTTACGCCCGCTGTGCGTTGTAGAACCATTGTCCTGTCCATCCAATCGAGGTTAAGGTGAAGGGTTGCCAATCGTTGGCCCCAAGGTAGATCGTGTACTGGCGGGAGTCCCGGCCAATGAAGCAAGGGGTTGCCCCCGTACTCACCGGCTGCACGCCCACCAAGTTGGTGGGTGACCCCATCTGCCGCCCGTTGAAGGACAGCACGCGCTGGGTGCCCATCTGGGTTACCACGTCAGCGTAGAAGCCCCCGGTGTCCCGGTACGTGATGTCCAGCTTGCTTACGGTCAGGCGTCCCACCGTCAAGGCAATGTCCTTGCTGTCTCGGCGGAATGGGCTGGTCAGGGCCACGAACGACGGGAACTGGAGGCCCACAACCAAGTCCTCGGCTTTGATAGTTGGGAAGTCCTTGACGAGGGCCTCTACTGCACCCGCAGCGGGTGTCTGCCCGTAGAGCCAGAATGGGCTGGCCTTAATCCCGGCGACTGATAGGAAGGGTTGGTTGTGCCACTGCCGCTGTGGGTTGGCCCCAGTTCCGATGAAGGCGTCCCAGCCGCGCCAGCTATCGAGGTACGGGTACTCGCTGATCGAAGACACAAGGGACTGCGTATCGACCGCAAGCCAGCTATGCCATCCCTCGAAGCCCGGGTGGTACACACCGTTGACGGTTGCCTCTCGGTGGGTGAACAGGACAAGGCGGTCGTCGTAGGTACTCATGCCCATAATCTCCCCGAACTCAGGCCCGTAGTCGAAGCGGCTCCAGCTATCCAGCAGGCGCTCCCGCCGCCGGTCAATGTACCGGAACACGAAGATGGAGCGCGGGGCGCCAGAGGTGCGAACCAGTACAAGGTTGGGTGCGGACGTAGCCACCACCTCAACCGGCTTACCGGGCATGTAGTCCGACAGTTGCAGGCCCACGTCCCCAGCGTTCGAGGTGTCTTGCACGTCCCCAATCTCCACTTGGTAGAGTTGGCTGGTGCCCTCGCGGCGCTTGCCGTAGAACACAAGGTCGCCAATGGACACGGGCTTGGCGTCGCTGGCCCCTTCCACGGCAGACGATTGGATAACCGTCGTGGTGGCGGGAGTCACCGGGATACGCCCGTCGATGCTGTACTGCTGCTTGTCCCCGAACAGGAGCAGGCTCTTGTCGAAGATCACACTATGTCGGATGGTATCATCCTCGGCCCCGAGGGCGAACACCTCAACTGGGTCGCTGTCCTTGACCGTGAGGGTCGAGGAGCGGAAGAAGTTGAGGTAGTTGCTTGTCTCGGACATGGACACCACGGCCCCTGCCGCAACCACCAGCCGGTCTTGGAACGTGCCCAAGTAGGTGATGGCCTTGCCCCAGAAGTGCGGCGTCGGGGAGGACTCGTCATCACCCACCGCCCGTGTACCAATGTCTGGCAGAGTAGCGTCACCCCCAGTGAGGGCGCGCAAGGCGGCTGGGCTTTCCGCAATTTGTAGCGGGTAGCCCGGTTGCTGGATAGTGCCGAACAGGAACGGTGAGTTCGCGGGCGGCATCGTGATGCGTGGCGCTTCCTCCCACCGCACCTGCCCTGCGCCGCTAACCCCGTCGATAGCCACAGCCTTGAGGTAGTACGCGGGTTCGCCTTCGCTGGCCTGCACTTGCACGGTCTTGCCGTTGTAGTGCGCGTCGGTCACAAGCTCGGCGGACTTCACCGTCATGTGACACACTCGCAGGAGCGTACCGTCGCCACCGTCATCCCCAGTCACTGCGCTCAGGCCCGCCCAGTTCACGTAGATGTGGGCACCGTCAGCATAGAAGATGCCGCCGTTGCCGGTAGCCCCGTTGAGGCTGGCAGCAAGCTGGGCTGCAATGTACGGGGGCTGGGTCTGCGCACCGGCTGTGCCAATCCATGCCGTCACGGCGGAGTTGTAGGCGTTTACCCGGTCGTTCACCTTCTTGGTGTACTCAGCGTCCCCATAGGGAATGTCGGACGTGTCAAGGACACCCGGGTAGCTGGCCGATGGGGTCGTAAACTCTCCCGTGAACACGCTGCCATCAAGGGTCGTGGTTACCTTGAACTTCCGGGAGTACGCGCCACCCCTCACCCAGATCACAGCCTTGCGGCGGTTGTCCACGGACAGCCAGCTATCGACGGCTGGCTGCTGGGCCACCGCGAAGGTGGGCGCCAGCAGGATGTATCGTCCGATCTGGGTGGCCGCAGAGATACCTTGGGACATAGCGTACCGTGCGGAGGTGGTCATCTGGACTTCAGTGAATCCACCCAAGTTTTTCGGGTCTGTCCGGGGCGTCTTCTCAACGCACGACACGGTGCTGTTGATGAAGTCCGTAATCCCCGGGTAGGCGGCGTCTGCCTCCACCTTCTTGGAGTTGTACAGCAGCGTGTACTCCTTCCCGTCGATGGTGAAGTCAAACGTCTTGAACGCCCGCAGGCAGTCCCGGGTGGGGCCGCTAGTGGGAATCGGTACGAGGTTGCTGAGGCGGCGCTCATGTGCGAACTTAGTACCGTGGCGGCGGGCCAGACCAGATACGGGGTCAGAAATCATGTTGACCTGCTCCGAGTGCTGGCCGTCGAGGCGAGCCTCGGGAACCTGCTGGCTTACCCCGCGTGAAAGGCTCTGGTAAGAGCCACTGATCTTAGCCATACGGCCTCCTTAGTAAACGTAGGGGCGTGACCCCGTGATGCGGTTGAGTGTGTGCTGCACCGAGGGACGCATCAGCATGTTCGCCTTGGCGTTACGGATGTGCTCGGAGTGCAGACGGATGTATGTTTCCTTGATCTCCTGTTGGAGGAACTGCGCCTTGGTGCCGTCACCGTCATACGCCATCTGGAACTCCAGCTTGGCCTTGGCCCCGATGTGGGCGCGGGCGATGGCAGGGGCGTCCTCGAAGGACAGCACACGGTGCAGGCGTACCCGCAGGGGTTGTGTGAACACGTCCGTGATGTCGTCGAGGTTGTACAGGCGGTTGCCTCGAACGGCGAGGCGTGGGTACTGGGTGAGGCTGTCCACGCTAGCGGCGTCTTCTGGCAGCAGGATTAGGCCCGAGCCTTGCTGCGGGATTAGCGTGGGGTACTCCACGTTGAACCACCAGAAGTCCACTTGGACGAGGGAGTTCTGGTTGTTGATGGCCGCGAGCGCAGCCGGAATGAGGGTGTGCGGGTCGTTGATGGAGTTGACGGGAAGCTCACCGAGGAGGCCCATCATACTGTTCACAACTTCGAGGGTTGAGTAGGCCATGCCTCTCCTTCAAATTTTGGACGCAAAAAAGCCCGCCCAAGCCGGTTAGGGCAAGGGCGGGCGGTTATGGCTTAGGCCAGCAGTTCAATCGTACCAGCGTACTCGGCGCGGTTAGGGCCGACACCGAAGGCGAGGTGGGAGTCAACCACCCACGACTTGAACATCTTGTCGTAGAACACGTCGCTGGTCACGGGGATGGTTTCACCCGACATGATAGCGCGAGGGCTGAACACTGCGGCCACGACCTTGGAGAAGTCGCCATCGTAGGCGTTGCTGTTGAAGGCATTGCTGTACTGGTGGCCGGTGATGACCGTGGAGGGCAGGTTGTTCGATGCGAACACGGGGACGCCGTAGGTCTTGAGCACCCAGCCGTCGTTCACCTTGTTGCCGGTCGAGGTCACGTACTGGGTGTTAATCAGTTGCTCGGCCTGAATCAGGGTGTTGTAGTGCTCAGGCTTGACCACGATGATGACATCATCGTTGCGGGGGTCAACGTCCTTCTGCTCGAACTTGACCAGCAGCTTGCCCAGCGCAGCGTACAGCAGTGCGGGGTCGAGAGCAGCGGCAGCGTTGTCGAGGGTTTCCAGCGAGCCACCGAAGTGACCCGAGGGCTTGCCCGCAGCGCCTTGGCTGAACGAGGACTGGGTAAGGCGAGCGGCCTTGATTGCCATGATGAGGTGAGTCTGGTCACGGAACTTGGCAATTTCCTTGCCTTGCTCGGTAGCCACTTCACGACGCACATCGTACTGGGTCTGGAAGGTTTCCAGCAGGGAGAAGAACTCGCGGGCGGCCACGATGGTGTCCACCGTCACAGAGTTCTTGGCGAAGTCCGACTTCACACCGTCCAGCGCAACGCCGGGGACGACCTTCTGGAGGGTGGACTTACCGACTGCGTGGTTGGTGAAGGTGGCAGTGCCCTTCACAGAGCGGGATGGGATGTGGTTCTCAAGCACCGAACGGCGTTCGATGGTGCCTTCGACCATGCCAGTGAACTCCTCGATAACGAGGGCCAGCTTCTCGGCAGGCGTGGTGTCGCGGCTGTTGCTGGAGTTGGGGAAGGTGACGTTGAGGTTACCCGAAATAGCCATGTTGATTCCTTTGTTGGTTAGATGACCACCACCGGGATGGTGGCTTCTATGTCATAATATGGACAGGGTAGGCCCTGCCCACGTTTTCAGTAACCGGCGCGGCGTGCGGCCAGTCGTTCTGCTTGGAGGCGAATGTAGTCCGGGTGGTCACTGATGTCGCGGCCTCGGGCATTGCGCTGAATCTCCAGCACGGCCTCGGAGTATTCCTTGGCAGTCAGTGGGCCTTTGCTTGCCCCCGTGGTGGTAGCGGCACCGGGCTTGGCAACCGCAGCAGGTTCCTTGGGCAAGGTATGCTGGGCACGGTAGCCGTCCACGATGTACTTGATTGCGCGCTTGGCGGCAACCCCACCCTTGGCGAGGGCTTCGTTCAGGTCAGCCTTCTCCTCCGGGTCAGCGTTGGCACTGGCCCACGCATTGATCGCGGCCCAGTTGTCAGCACCACCCGCAGCCGTATGGGCGAAGGTGTTGAGTTCCTGCGCGGCGGCTTGCGCCTTGGCTGCGGTCTTGTTGAACGCGGCCTCGGCCAAGGCCACGACAGCCTCAGCACCCTGCACGCCCTTGGTGGCAAGCTCTACCTTGATGAGGGAGAAGTCACCCTGCTGGGCAGCGAGGATTGCCGGGTGGCTGTCGCCGTAGCCCAGATTGCCAACGAAGGCCAAGGCGTAGTCCAGCCCTGCGTCACCCGTAGGCTCGTAGGTGTAGGCGTCATCCGTCGATGGGTTCGGGGTTACTGCCGGGGCAGCGGGCTTCTCGCCCACCACGATGGGAGCAACCGGCTCGGCAGCGGGAGTTACCGGGACGCCCTTGCGTTCTTCAAAGGTGCCAGCGGGGACACCTGCCTGTGCCGGGTTGCCTGCGTCGAGTTCTTCATCCATTGTCATTGTCCTTGGTTAACGCCTGCTTCCACACCTGCGGAAACGGCTTGTTCGTTCATGTTGGTTTGGGCTTGTGCGGCTTGGGCTGCTTGCGCTTCGGCTTGCATGGTCTGCTCGTCCTTGACGTACTTGGCAGCAGGGAGGCCGTGACCCACGAAGATGGTCGAGATAATCTCGCTCACCTTTAGGGAGGGCACAAGCTGCTGGAGGTTAGCCAGAAGGCCAACGTCTTGGAGGGCGGCTCGGAGGTTGTCCAAGTCGCCTGAGCGGGAGAGGGCGTCGAGGCCCGTCACGATGGACAGCTTGAGCTTGGTGTTCTTCAAGTCCATGCTGACAGCGCGGAGTAACCACCTTGCCATTGGCAACTGCATTTCGACAGCAAGACGGGAATACGTCCCGCCGAAGGAGGTTTCTAGCTCCGTGGCCTGCATCCGAATTTCCTCGGCTGTAACCCGCTCGGCATTACGGGTTACCGCACTGCCCATCAGGAAGCCCCGCCCGATACGCTGGATGTACTCCTGCCCTATGTTCTGCACCACCGCAAGGTCTTGACTCTTGCTGTTAGCGATAAGGGCTACGTCCTCGGGCATACCCGGGAGGGCAGCGCCGTTCTCGGAGTTCTCAAGGTCTTCCACCTTGGTCATGCCAGCGGGGTTCACCATCCAGCGGAACTCGCTGGAGAGGATGGCACCCTTGATCTGGGCTTCGCTCAGGGAGGACAGGCCGGAGAAGTCACCTGCGTAATCCTCAACGAGGCCGGTGCCGTAGTGGTTACCGTTCTTGAGGTTCCACGTCAGGACGCGGTACGGGCAGTCTTCTTCCTTCCACGCACCGTCGAACTTCTCGGGCAGCTTGGTGTCATCGACCCACTGGGTCATGTCGTAGCCGCCCTTGTCGTTCAGTACCAGCCAGCGGAAGTATTCCACCTTGGTGTCGTGACGATAGCGAGACTTGCTGGGGCCAGCGAGGACAGCGGCCTGTACGTCTTCTTCGAGTTCATCGAAGGCGAGGCATTCCCGAATGAGTAACACCTTGACCTTGCCGTTACCCGTGCGGCGCACAACGTACTGGCGAAGGTTGTAGATGCAGATGTCTTCCTTGTTGTCCTTGGGCAGGTACTTGACCACGTTCCCCAGCACCACCAGATTGGCGATAGCTTGGTACAACTGTGGGCGGGTAGTGCCCCGGGAGTCAAGCTCCTTGACGGCGGCGCGCTCGGCTCCTGCCAATGCGTCGTCGATCAGGCCCTCGGTCACGCCCTGCTGGATAGCTTCTTGCTTCCACTTGGCGTCAGCCTCAAGCCGCATAAACGGGCGGGACGGGGCGAACAGGGAAAGCACCAGCTTATTGACAACGTGGTTAACTGCCTGTGCGCCTACGGCCTGCCAGTCATGGGAGAGTTCATCGCTGTTCTCGTCCCATTGTTCGGGTGTGAGCAGGCGGGGGAGGGTGAAGTTTGCGTAACGCTCACCACGACTCATCAGCCCCCGCCGCTTGTTCTCTAGTTTGCTCCACTCGGAGCGTGCTGTGGTCTTCATGGTTTAGATGGAGATAGCCGC